CCGGAGAGGTGGAATTATGACGGCACAGATAGCCGCTTACGGGCGGCTGGTGGACGACCCGCAGGTAAAACAGACCAGCAAGGGCACACCGATGACGCTGGCGCGTATGGCGGTATCTTTGCCATGCAGCCAGGCACAGGACGGACAGGCGACGTTATGGTTATCGGTCATCGCATTTGGCAAACAGGCCGACTTCCTGGCTAAACATCAAAAAGGCGATGTTGCCAGCGTATCCGGCACGATGCAGGTAAGCCAGTGGACCGGACAGAACGGAGAAACGCGGCAGGGCTGGCAGGTTATCGCAGACAGCGTAATCAGTGCCCGCGCGGCACGTCCAGGCGGGAACAGACGCAAAACCACAGGCACACAGGGTAATCAGCCACCAGCGGGAGGCGATGACCCTTACGGTGATGATATTTCGTTCTGAGGGGGTGACGATGGTACATGACCGCATAGCGGAGGAACTGGAGGCGAAAGGCTTTTACCGGAGGGCGGCGGCGCGATGGGGTGAAGTCATGCAGCTGGTGGAGACAGACAAGGAACGGCATCACATCACGATGCGACGGCTGGAATGTTCAAGGAAGGCACAGAGGGCACCGGAGCCGCCGGATAATTTCGGAGACCTGAAAAAGGCAGTCGATCGCACTTATGCCGAAATGGGTATAGATGGTGCTGGTGATGAAATATGGCGCAATTACCAGGACAGCTAATCAAACAGCCGGAGAAATCCGGCTTTTTTTGCACCAGTTGAAACGGTATGGCGCATTACCGGGTTTTCGTCACGGTCAGGCATAGTTACTATCTGAAACAAACAGACACAACAGAGGAAAAAAACAATGCCGATGAAATTTGATGAGATATTAAAACAGCGTGATAAATACCATGCTGACAACATGGAGACGATGAGCATCAATGATTACCGCGCATTCCTGGAGACGGGCGCACTGATTGAAAAGGATCAGCATGGTTTTGTGAGATGTGCTCTATCCGGTGAAATGCTGGCGGTAAATCCTGAACAGATAGATGCATTGATAGAATTTCTGAAAGAGATCAGAGACTGAGCCAGCACACAGCACACATAGCCGGAGCAATCCGGCTTTTTTGCGCCCAAAAAAAGCCCGATAAGGTCAGAGGGTTCTTATCGGGCTTTTGCATATGAGGTTTTTGGATGCACTGGCGTTCGTGATCGGGATAATCATTTCATAATTTGCAACATAACTCAATATCATTGCATAAAATGCAATTCTGATTATAATCAGGACTGGATGAACATCCAGTTATGATTTTTTAAGTCGAAGAGGAATTTCTTACTATGGCTGAAGAGAAAAAAGGCGGTGTTTCGGTGTACATAAGCCCCGACATCGTGAAGGCGCTCAAGGAACGCCACCAGCAGAACGTAAAAGCAGGCATTGCGGCAGGACTTGATCCGCTGGCGATGGTTGAGCCGTCAACAGGCTGGCAGGTCCGCGCCTATTTACGCGCGGCGCTGGGCATGAATCAGACGCATGGAGGTGAATAATGGCAGGCAAAGCAACGGCACTTAACACTAACCAGCTTTTCGCGTACCTGAATCGCGGGGATATTGCAGAATTTAAATTCAGTCCGCTGTTTACCACGCTGTTTTTCCCGAACGTGGCGACCTTCAACACCCAGAACATCATGCTGGACACCCTGGACATTGAAGAGGTTACGATGTCAGCGTTCTGTTCGCCTATGGTGGGTAGTCAGGTCCAGCGCGATAAAGGGTACGAAACCAGCACGATTAAACCAGGCTACATGAAACCCAAACACGAAATCGATCCAACAAAAACCATCATGCGCATGGCTGGAGAAGATCCGGCACAGCTTAACGATCCTACCTATCGCCGTATGCGCCTGATTACTGGCAACATGCGCCGCCAGATAAACGCCATTAAGGCACGCGTGGAATGGCTGGCGGTGAATGCGGTAACGACCGGAAAAAACCTCATTGAGGGCGAAGGCATAGAACGCTATGAAATCGACTGGAAGATCCCGGAAAGCAATATCATAGAACAGGCTGACGGTAAAAAATGGTCTGAGCTGGATAAAGAAACACACGATCCAATCTATGACATCGAGCTTTATGCTGATCAGGGCAATTGCCCCGCAAACGTCATGATTATGGGCGCTGAAGTATGGCGCACGTTACGCAGCTTTAAAAAATTCCGCGAACTGTACGACCTTTCCCGTGGTTCAGAATCCGCCGCAGAACTGGCCTGTAAAAACCTGGGTGAAGTGGTGAGCTTTAAAGGCTATCTGGGCGATATTGCCCTTGTCGTCTATTCCGGCAAATACACTGACAGCGACTGCACCGAAAAATATTTCCTTGAGCCTGATTTGCTGGTCCTGGGTAACACCAACAATAAAGGGCTGGTGGCCTATGGTGCGATTATGGATCAGGAAGCGGTCAGAACGGGCGCAACGCAAAACATGTTTTACCCGAAAAACTGGATTGAGGACGGCGATCCGGCGATTGAGTACGTGCAGACGCACAGCGCACCGCAGCCGGTACCGGCAGATATTCGCAAATTTGTTACCGTCAAAATTGGTTAACGGGGGGATTCTATGGACACTCCATACATTGAGTTATTTGCAGGTAGTCAGCAGGTATCCACGACGCTGGTACATTTTGCTGCTGATGCTGGCGTTATTCAGGAATTTACCCCGCTGATGCTGGCGGAAAATGGCGAGTTTAAGCCGTGGGATGGTCAGGAATCTGGCAAGGCTGTTTATCTGACCTCGTACCCCGTGGACACGTCGACGCAGAAATCAGCACAGTGCTACAAGACGGGGATATTCAATATTGCCGCCGTTAACTGGCCTGAGAGCGCCGACACCGACGCGAAAAAATGCGCCGCCTTTGCGGGTTCTGGCGTATCCGTTCAGCCGCTGGCGCGATAAGCAGGGGGAACGATGGCAACGAATGAAAGTATCATGACGCTACCGCTGGCGAGTAAATTTAAAGCCGAAGCGCGGGCAATGGCTGACAGAGGTTTATCAACCTACGAGGCCGTATATCAACTTAACAGCCTGGAAGAGAAGGACAAGCCGCGCGCTGATGCGATTATGGCGCTTCATGAATCTGACGACTATCAGCCGCTGTTACGTGCAATGGCAAACGTGCCTTGTATTGATGTTGATACGGCTAAAAACATCCTGAACATGACCATAGAGCAGGAACGCCCGAAGGTTGCACCAGAGCTTACCGCAGCCTTTGAAAACTTTATGGACATGCACAGCCCACAAGCCGTATCAGCTGGCATGGCATACGATGGCAGAAACCCGGGCGATGACGGCGACATCGATCGCATACTGAAAACCATCTGAGACAAGGCCGGAGAAATCCGGCTTTTTTGCGGGTCCTTTCCGGCATATGGACCTGTTACGGGGCGGAGACCTCGCGGATTTTCGCTATTTATGAGCCTTTTCAGGGGGGTGGTGGTGGTTTTGTTGTTTGATCTATCTTTATGAATGAAAAGGGAAAGATGCAAGCAATACACCAACCTGAAGCAGTAATTAAGTTGGTGTATTAATGAAATCTCATCTGATGAACAAAAAAAACATGGCGAAAAGCTGCCGTGTAAGTGCGACAGCGTTCGACAAGTGGGGAGTAACTCCCGTTGAGCGTAAAGGCCGTGAGGCGTTTTATGATGTTGCCAGCGTGATAGAAAATAGGGTTAACAATGCAATTAGCCAGCTTATAAACGACAAAGGCGAGATTGACGATGATGAACTTTTACGAGTCAGGATCAGATTACTGACAGCACAGGCAGAGGCGCAGGAACTTAAAAACGATCGCGATCGCGGTGACGTGATTGATACTGAGTTTTGCCTGTACGCGCTTTCAAAGCTGGCGAGTCAGATTTCATCAATCATGGACATCCTCCCGCTTACTATGCAAAGGAGCTTCCCACAGATTACCCCCGCCATGCTGGACAGGCTTAAAAGGGAAGTGGTTAAAGCCTGTAATGCCAGTGCCAGAGTTGCCGACAACCTCCCACAGATACTGGCTGATTACTTGAAAGAAACAACCGGAAACGTACCGGAAAAGTTGCTACAGAAGAAAGGCGAGTAACAGACGCGCAATTATTGAACAAAAATGAGAAAGGATCTGATAATGGCATTTTCTGGCTAAAATGCCTCGTGTCAGATCCTTTCTTTTTTTAATATTTTCATTGTTAAACAGTCTGTTACAGAGAAGAAGATCGGATCTGACTTTTGCCGGAAAATTCTCATAAACAGATAAAAACCGCGAGGTCGCCGCCCCGTAACGGGCCATAATTCCAGGAAGGACCCGACGACACCAGACTATCAGAGCGATGGGGGCACAATGACAGAAGCCGAACTACTGGGATTAATCCGCCGCGTCGCCGGAATCAGCCAGCAGCATGACGAACAGGCCACACAGCCGGACAGCGTGACCGCTGAAAATTATGTGCGTGTTGTAGCGGAAGTGATGCGCCGTGATGGTATAGAACTTAATGGCGTTGATATGCGCAACATACGGAACCGCGTTCTTGAAATGCTGGCCTACAATCGCCGCGTTGAACTGTATCGGGAGAAAGAAAAAATAACGTACCACTGGAAGAAGCCGGAACGGCTGCGGCGGTAACTTGCTGATATTCCCGATAACGCAAAATTGCGCTGGCTACATCCCTCACATCTGAGGACTGTTAACCAGAAGGCCGGAATATATTCACAAACTACGAAATTTTCGTAGTTTAATTAATGGTCAGATTAATCGCTAACCCGCTGATATTTTCGGAAACCTCAATTTGAGGAAGTCGGAAGCGTCACCCTTCATATTCTGAATGGTCATAATGACCACGCAGACCATCAAGGCAACCACAACGAACATCGTTACGGTTGGAGCTTTTACCCCACTGGGGGAAAGGTATTACGATAATCATAACACCTACCGAACAGGTAAAACCCACCAGCCTGATTAACAGTTAACCGGAAAAAAAATCCGGTAGCCCCGTTATGGGGATCCCCATATCGACATTAACGCCCCTCATGAATTGGTGCGCTTCCCCCTGGAAAGATTACCCGCCTGTATATTTCTTGTGTCTATTTGTTCCACGTTGTTTCATACAGTGCACCGAACGGTGTAGTTAATGGTGTAGTCAATTTGCTGTTTTTAGCACTTTTTGCAGTGTGTGTTGTTTAATTAAATCAATGGGTTGCCTTGCTGTGGTGATAAAAGGACATATTTATTCATCTTTCGGCGCAGAATGCTGGCGACCAAAAATCACCTCCATCCGCGCACCGCCCAGCATGCTCTCTCCGGCGACGATTTTACCCTCATATTGCTCGGTGATTTCGCGGGCTACCGCCAGCCCTACACCTTGCCCAGGGCGTAAAGTATCAACCCGTTGACCACGGTCGAAAATGACCTCTCGCTTGCTTAATGGAATACCGGGGCCATCATCCTCGACCACAATATAGAGATGCTCGTCGGTTTGCCTTGCAGAAATTTCGACAAACTCGAGGCAATATTTACAGGCATTATCCAGCACGTTGCCCATCACCTCGACAAAATCGTTCTGCTCACCGACAAAGCTGATCTCTGGCGAAATATCGAGAGAGATATTGACCCCTTTGCGTTGATACACTTTGTTCAGCGCTGAGGTGAGATTGTCCAGCAGTGGGGCGACCGGATGCAGCTCGCGGCTGAGCAATGTCCCGCCGCGCATACTGGCACGATGCAGGTAGTAGCCAATTTGCTGTGAAATGCGGCTGATTTGCTCCAGCATTACCGGCTCAGCATCACTGACGCTCATCTTTTCACTACGCAGAGAACGCAGCGTACTTTGCAGCACCGCCAGTGGCGTTTTCAGACTATGGGTCAGGTCGGTGAGCGTCGTACGGTATTTGTCGTAACGTTCGCGTTCACTTTTTAACAATCGGTTCAGGTTTCGTACCAGACTGGTCAGTTCTCGCGTTGTGGCTGGATTGAGCAATTCGCGGTTATGTTCTTCCAGTTCGCGGACTTCTTTTGCCAGGGCTTCGATGGGGCGTAAACTCCACCAGGCGGCGACCCACAGCAGCGGGATCACTAACAGCAGATTGGCTGAGAGCACATAGATAAACCAGCTCCAGACCATATAGGAACTTTTTAGCTCCACCGGAATGGTATCCACCACCACAATGGTTAATTTTGGCATCCGCGATGTTGCCGGGTAGACGTTTACTGCCACCGAGTGGGTCATCTCCGCGTCGTCATCATCTTCCCGCACTTCCTGCAACTGTTGCTGTATCGAATGATCTCCACTCAGCAAGAGGCTGGTATCGTTAACATCCGCTTCAATTTCATGAAAACCATTCGATTTCAGCCAGTCAGGCTGGATCATCTTCATCAGCCAGGGCACGTCACGTTGCGCCCATAAAAGCTGCCCGTTCTCATCATAAATTAGCGTCATGGTGGGGCTTTGCTTGTCGATATTTTCGGGTAACTCGACATGCAACTTATTGTTTTCCCACTTCGCAAGGGTATAGAACAGATTGCTCTCGCCACGTAACAGCCGAAACGTAGTTTTATCGAAACTGACGCTATAACCGATCAGCGCGACCATTCCGTAGGCAAGCGAAAGCACCAGTACTACCGCAGCCGTTGCCAACAGAAAACGTACCCGCAGTGAGAGCGGGAAAAAAAGACGCAGTAATTTTTTCAT